CAAGTCAGTCCTTAGTCTTAACGCTTCCCAAACCGACCCCTCCATAGCCCCGCCGTCTGAAAGAACCAAATAAACATCTCTATCGGGGTTGCCTACTGCCCTGCCCAGGCTTATCACCGCCCCGCTTCCTAAACTGCCCGTTGCCACCTCACACCCATCCTCTAAATTACAGTGGATATCATGCAATGGTAGTTTGATTTCTTTGTCTTCATATTTCTCTTGAGCTACCAAGTGTGCCAAATGTGCATGGCCAGCGTCTAGGATAACGATATCCTCTGGTTGTTTAATTTGATAAATCTCCTCAAGAACTTTAGCCATGCCAAGACAACTACCCACGTGGCTTAACTGTTCATCCTTACTAATCTGTAATATTCTTTCGTGCATAATTCACCATTTCCTGAATAGTTTGTTCGAGTGATTTAGTTATCTTCCAGCCCAAACTCCATATTCTTGTGTTATCGCTTACCCAATCCGTGCTGTCGTATGACCTCATGCTCTCTACTAATTGTACATTGGCTTTCTTACCCGTTGCATTTTCAACCATTTCTCTTACCTCTTGATTTGAGTAGCTTTTGCCTCTGCCTACTTGATATACCTCGCCTTCAAATAATCCTTTATCCGCAATTATCAACAAAGCATCCACAACATCATCCACATCTATGTAGTCGTGGTGAGGCTCTGGTACAAATGGCATTTCCTCGCCTTTTAAACAAGATCTAATAAGCGTAGGAATTAAGTGTTCGGGCTGGTCGCCTATACCTGTCATGCTAAACGGCCTAACTATTGCTATCTTTTTATCTTGTATCTGCAAAAATTCTTCGGCGGCCTTTTTGCTTAATGAGTAAGTAATTTGAGTCGGCCTTGCAACAGAACTTGAGCTTATGTAGATATACTTCGTTTTATCATCCAGGTAATCCATTTCGGTTATCACTCTCATCAGATTAGCTTTGTATATTTCTTTAGGATCACCCCTATGGCCTGCTAGATTACCGAATGCGGCACAATCAAATACAACATTTAGACCTTCAGGTATAACACCATCCCTACCCAATCTAAATACTTTGTTGTTCGCTTGTTCCAACCGACTGACTAAGGCTTCCCCCAACAGCCCATGCGAACCGGTACTCGCTGATTTGTAGCGTTCCATTTACCTCCCTTCTAAAAACTGGTTGACAACATCTTGAACAGAGTATTGTAAATTCACTACCTTGTATTACCGTATACCTATCATTACCTCTTTTAACTAGAATTGTGCCGTCATCACGTATTTCACCAAGTAACTCAATACCGCCCCTCATTTTTAACGATAAATATTTATCGCCCATTCTTGAGCGAAGCATTACATCTTTTGCATTTTCTTGACCGCTCACCTCGCAAGTAGAACAAATAATAAACTTCTTCATTTAATTGCTTGCAGATAAATTATGAATTTTTTCATAATAATCTCTAGCCGACTTTAGGCCAGAAAAAGTACCTATATCTTTCCAATACATAGTAGGATCATAATATTTGACAAATTCTTTCTCGCCAAAAAAGTATCTTGGACTTATTATTTTTGTACCAGTATAAATATTTCCGTCCATACTAATTATATTTTTACCTTGCGACCACCTGAACATTTGACCAATATCTATATCAGTTAATGTATCGCCATTCATAACTACCGTGTAATCGGTAAATAACCAGTGTTTAAGTGATTGTATTGTTCCCTCCTCGCCGAGAAGCGTCGGTTCGTAAGAGTAAAGAAGTCCTGTACCAAAGTAATTCATAATAACTTCGGGTTTGTAATGTAAGTTTACCATAATCTGTGTAATGCCGAACTTTGATAGGTGAAAAACTAAATGTTCTAATACAGGGTAATTGCCCACAGTTATCATCGGCTTTGGTATTTCTTTTGTTAATTTGCCAAGCCGTGTACCTCTCCCCGCCGATAAAATCAAAGCCTTCATATAAATCGTGTTGTTGCTCCATTCCAATCTATACCACCATGATCTACCCATTCAAGACCTATTTGGTTTTTAAAGTATTCTTGTTTTTCCATAGGAACTATAAATACCATGTAACCTCCACCTCCTGAACCGCACAATTTACCCCCATAAGCACCTAAATCTCTTGCTTTGTAATAGATTGTGTCAATTTCCGGCGTGGTCACATTGTTGCTTTGCTTTTTGTATCTCCATGTATCGTCTAATAATTTGCCTAATCCTTTTATATCGCCTTTATAAATTCTGTGGTAAGCATCATTTGCTAGGTTCTTAATTATATCAAGTGCTTGTTTTTGCCCACTAGATATTGTTTTTAGATTCTCCTGAAGTTTGGGGTTTTTGCGTCTTATCCTTGTATCAAACAATAATAAATTCTCTGTGACTTTTTCTGCCACTTCTCTATGAATACTTTGTATCTCAACCCTATCATTGAATTTCATTAAATTAAACCCGCCAAATGTCGCACAAAATTGATCCTGCTTACCTCCGAATAAATTTAACTTATTGACCTCTATATCCCATGCCTTCTCAGCTATTTCGTACCTTATTAGTTTTTCTCCTTTTAATTTAGATAGTCCGGCCACCAAACAAACCGCGGCTGATGCTGATGTGCCTAAACCGCTATGTATAAATCCATCAAACTCTTGTAAAAAGTAGTTTGGTCTATAAATCTCTTTAAAAAATGCCTCATAAAATTTAGGATTGGTATTCTCTAAATAACCAAAATCTACTTTTTCATCATCTCCTAAAATAAACCTTTGCCTTATATTTATCGCCATATTTATACAAACACCGCCATATTTAGATGCGTATTCTCCAACATCACTTCCCGATCCAAATAAACTAATTCTGACTGGAGCCTCACACAAATATTTCATAGCTTTATGTTTACTTTGCCTAAATCTATTTCTTGGTTGTCAAACGCTATCTCTGGGACAAATGTCGAATATTTATTCAATACACCACTAATTACTTCTAATAAGTAAAGTTTTTTTGCGACATCAAAAGCGTGGACAAAACCATTTCCCGACCATATAAACACTTTGTGTGTTTTGGATAATAATTTTAAAAGTTCAACATTCGCCGGTATTGGTTTGCCGCCATCAACCAAACACTCATCAGTATCGAAACAAATATTCATATAAATGCCCTCCTATTTAAACCACTGAACCAACTCAATCTACATTCTCCAGAACAAAATCTTGCGGTTTTTTCCCTAGATTTATTAATTTTAAATCCCATGTTATTTATTGTTAACGAAATAGTTTTCAATAATCTCCGCAACTTCGTGAAGTGCGACCAACTGGTTTTCCTGAATTTCGGTTGTCGAGTCGCCCGCTCGTTCAAAGTCACAAACTACTAAACCGTTTTTCCTTGCCCAATCTAAGGCTAAATTAATGTTTCTAGATTTCCCCGAAGTTGATATTCCTATAAAAACATCTCCCTTTTTACCCAGTGCCTCTAGTTGCCTCACAAATACCATTTCAAAGCTGAAGTCGTTTGCTATTGAAGTCAGAATACTTGTATCTACAGTCAAAGATAATGCTGGTAGAGCCCTTCTTTCGTGTTGATATTTACCAACAAGCTCTGCGACAAAATGCTGACTTTGGGCTGCACTACCTCCATTACCACAAACTATTATTTTATTTCCACTCTTAATCGCATCTATACAATGTTGAGCAAGCGTTTCTATTTTCATATTCTCTCTTTGGTAATAAGTTATTTAAGTTGGCTTATTTCAATATAAATATCTATTTTCCCTTCACGCAAGTATTGCATAACAGCGTTCCAAACTTCCTGAAAAGATTTCGGGTAATAGGTTATTTTTTTTATTCTCTTTTTCATTTAAGATTATTTCTAGTCTTTACCAAAAGCAGTAGAAAAATAATCATAAGCTCAAGTATCGGGACTGAGACACTTCGACAACCCAATCCCGATTATCAACCTACAACCACTCACCGGTTATCAAATCATAAGCCGGCAAATAGAACTCCTGATACGTTACTGCGCCGTCAACTACCCACACTATTCCAGAGAAAGCACAACCGTCTTTCTGTTGGAATCCAAACTCCCAATCCGTAGAACCTAATAAATGGAAGTTGTCTTCAACTCCGTCATTAGGAACTGGATTCGGAAGCGAGTGTGCGTTTGAAGGATTACCTACTTCTCGGTAATAAAATACCGCCTCGCTACCTTGAGTTGGTTGCCATTGCAAAAGAGCATTGTCTCCTGATCTTTTAACAATAGGATTTGCAGGAAGCAACACAAAATCAACCCCTACACAAGTCGGAGCACCAGCAGGAGTAAGTTCAATACTACCTTCCGGTTCTTGTGGTTCTTCTGGTGTCGGAGTAGGCGTTGGAGTTACTTCCTCATACTCACAATCACCCTCCTCGCCAAAATTTAATGCTTCCTCGTCCTCACAAACTTCCTTCGGTTCTTCCGTAGGAGTTGGTGTCGGAGTAGGAGTCAACGTCTCAGTCGGAGTAGGGGTCGGTTCTTCTGTCGGCGTCGGAGTAGCCGTCGGTTCAGGACTCTGACACACAACACCAATCCAACTTATTGTATTAGAACCAGATATTACTTTTACTGAGTTGCCCTCATTAAGATAAAAATGAACAAATGGTGGGAAATGTGGCAACAAATAAACCGCACTTCCGCCTTGTCCTATGTTTCCTGCATGAACATAAGTTGACCCAACAGTCTGGTCGTCACTCGGACAAGAAACAATTCCCCATTGCTCATTTATATCCACTTTTTTACAAGTCAATGGATTGTCTGCACAAAATTGCGCAAATTCTGAAGCCGTATATCCTGATAAACTCGCAAAGATAGTTTTTGCAAGTAAAAACAAACCCGCCAAAACTATAATACCAATTAATATTTTCTTCATTTCGTTTCACCGCCCTTTAACCGTTTCAATAGGATTAAATTTTTCATATTGAGTAGGCACTTTTACTGATACCGTTTACAATTCTCCACCTTCTTCCAAACATTCTTTTCAGAACTGGCTAAGTAAACTATTTCCATTTTTTTCTCAGTTTCTCTTTCATCTCGGCCGCATTTCCTAAGTTTTTAATTTCTCTATAAAGAGTTTCGCTTATTCTGAAATTACAACGCTTGCAATAGTATTCTCTTGGACTGAATGAATAGTTGTGATTCATGCTCCAGACAACACCACAAACGGGGCATTTATCCTCCCACAGTAATTGATAATTCGGTTTTTCTTTCATTAGGGCCTCCCAGCTAATGCCGGAGTGTTGGAGTTATGACGCTCCGACCAGCATTAGCCGGCAGACTCTAATTCTTTTAAAATTGCAGTTAAATTATCTTTTAATAATTCAAGTTGAAATTGCTTAACTAAACCTTCTCGTTTTCGATTTGCTAATAGAATATTAGTAAAAAGACCAAGTGAGTATTGTTTGTAATTTACATTTATATATGCTTGCCATCTTTTTGCCTGTTTATGCCACCGAATACCAGTGTAACCAGATGTATTACTTTTAAGTAATGGCTTATTAAATGAGTTTTGACTTCTCGTAACCATTCTCAAATTAGAACTTCTATTGTCCAGTTTATTTCTATTTATATGATCTACTTCACAACCAACTGGTACCTTTAGTATCAAACGATGCATATATATTTTTGTGTATACGTTTTTACGATAAGTAGCCCTAACTGCGTATCTTCCATCGAAAGACCACTTAAACTCTGATAACCATTGATAGTTTTTATCATCAACTAATGCAACTTTATTTTTAGTAAGTTTTATTTTCCTCATTTTGCATTTGTTCTAAAACCACCCGTAAGTTGTCTCGAAGTAACTCTAGCTGAAACTGCTTTATAATACTAACCCCAACCCATTCGGCGTGTAATTCATCGAATTTATCTTTACCGAACTTTGTAATGTACCAGTTAAAATATGGATATGAGTCTCTACTCGAATGCCGGAAATTACAACCCCAACAATTAGTATGACAATTTCCATTTGGTCTGATGTCCCACCTTAGACTTAAATTCTTTCTACTGAATAAATGACTATTGCCTAATTTTTCTTTAGAGTGACAAATTACGCATTCTTTTTCTTGTAAACGTACGATCTTGCTTACTAATTCGTCTAACTTGGTTATAAGTCCTTTTCTACTTGGTTTTCTTAGCATGTTTACGATAGTATTTTTGAATATAGCTGATTAACCCTCGATGAACCTGAAACACTTTGGACACTGGTATGGTTATGGTTTGGCCGGAATCAACCATCCTTATAAGAACCAAGTTTTCGTTTGCGTCAATTTCGACACTTTTAGTTTTCTTTATTTGTGTAAGCTCTTCTGTCTTAATTTTCATTTCTTTGCCTTTTTAAGAAAACCCTCTATTGCCGTTTTTGCTTGAGCTATAGTTAAGTCATTAAAACTATCTAAGTTGAAATTAGTCTTGACTATTTCTTTTGTCTTGTCGGCGTCAAAACCTAATTCTTTAGCTACCGCAAATATCATTTTTCTTTGGCCTTCACTTGCCGGCTTATCACTACCCATTCCTTTTGTGACTTCCATTATCGGATCGCTTTGTTCATCTTTTTTTACTTCGTCGGCACTTGCTATTCCCTCAATTATTCCGTATCCGGCAAAACCCAGAGCACGGCCAACACTGGAAGTCTCGGCTACTTCGTAAGGAGATTGTTTTTCTATGGCTTTGTTTGGATTAGCCGCACTTATGCCAGTGTAAGTAAATCCTTTAATGGTAACTATGGCTTTGATAACAACTGGATTGTGACTTAAAACTTTAGTTTCGAGTTTCTCGAAGGCTTTTTCGTTATGTGCTTGTTGCACTCTTTCAGCTACAGTGATGTATTCTTTTCCGTGAATATTTACGCTCATATTCAATCACCTCATTCTAAAAAATCCTCATAAGAACCATTTGTGTATACACTCCAAGCTCTTAATCCGCTTGTGGCTTTAATAAACCTACCTACTAAAGCGTTGTGTTTTGAATCTTTTAAATATTCGGCTTTTTCTTCGAAAGTTTCGCCGGGAACTTTATCAAAATGTGCTCTCAAATTTATCTGCAGCCAGCCGCATGAATATTCATTTTCGTCTATATGGCATTTGTTTGGATCAAGCCCGCTTTCAGCTTTACCTATGGCTAACATTAAATTAGCGTCGTCATTAAATACTTCCTCAGCTATTTCTTCTATGCTGTGACTTTCCTTAATCAATTCTAAGCTAGGTGTAGGCGTTAAAGTGACCGTTGACTCGCCCTCCCCGCTACCTAATTGTTTTACCTGCCCAGGTAATGAAGAGGGGAGGGGGTCAACGGCTAATGTTGATGCAGATACTTCACTTAATTGTGAGTTTTCAAGTAATTTGTGATCAAATCCCAAAAATGCAACAAATAAAATAAAGATAATTAAATAGTGTAGATTTTTGGTGTAATTAATCTTGTACATAATCATTGGCATAAAAATCGGCTCTCTCCATTTCATATTCAGCTTTCTTAATAAAATCATTCATTGATAAATTCTCCCAATCGCTTTCATTAAAAACACCTTCTTTAATGTTGAAGTCTACATACTGCCTTGCATTGTCAAATTTTTCGTGTAAGTCTTTTATTCTTTTAAGCGAGCTTATATAACCTTCCAAGTAAGAAAGTGTTGCATCTTTTCCAAGTTTCTCTTGTGCTTTCAGAATAGCTTTACTGATATTGTCGAAATATTTTAAATTAGTCATAATTCTCCCTTTCAACCATTGACTTTCTAAGTCCGTCTATGCTTTTGTCGTAAGTTATATTAGCTTGATCCCTTTTGGTATCCAGTAAGTGCTTTAAAAGTTTGTCTTGTTTAGTTACCGGTTTTAAATCTTTAGCTTTTATTTTCATGGATTTTCCTTTCAAAGTATTCTCTTAAAATTCTATTAACTAAGTCATTCATTGAAGTTTTCTCTTTCCACTTAGCATCCTCAAGTGCTTCGCGTAAATCAGGATCTAATCTAAAAGTAACTCTTTTTGTATTCATTAAGTAGAAGTATAGTCTATTAAGTCTTTGCTGTCAACCCCCAACTTTAATCTTGCATTTCTTGTGGTATTTTAAGCGTGGCTCGAAAATAGAGAAACCTTTACCGCATACAGGACATTTTCTTTGAAGAGCTTTAATAACTTTGTTTGCCCTTGTTTCGCCATAACCCCAATCAGCAAACATTGGTTTTCTTTTATACATTATTTCGTCGTTTTTAATTTTCTTTTAAGTGCCTGATACAATAATTGATCAGCACGCCAACGCCACCACATATTTGTATCTTTTTCCGGCACATTATTTTTCCACTTTTTAATTAACTCGGCTATCTTAGTTAATATTTGGTATTTATTCATAATAATTCTTGCTGCATACCATCATCTTTAATTATTCGCACGCCGTTTTTAATTTTACTTTTAAGTTTAGTTAGAATTACCGGGATATCTAAATTTGACCGAAATTCTAAATAACGCCAACCATGTAAAACACAAAAACCAACTAGATGCTTTGTATTATTCTTTTGTATCCGATAACAAAGTTTATCTAGTCTATTATTACAATAAGGTATATTACAGATCATAATGATAATCGCTAGTTTAGATAGAAGAGCCCCTTATAGGAGGATAAGGTTTGTCTTTTTTTTAGATTGGTATTTGTTTTTACAAACGGCTGCTTACGAGCTCACGCGCTTATGCCGAATTGCGGTTTAACGTACAAATATAAACGCTGTATCGCTGTGTTTGAGTAGCGTCACCCCCTTGCATCCGCTTCGGTTAGTTTATAGTCCCTTTCCGTTGAGACGAGCTTCGGATATGCGATAGGTAGCTCCTTTATACTTTAAGTGTTACGTAATACTTCATGGTTATGATTGTTAATTGTCTTTATACGGTCTTTTATAAATAAACCATTCGTCTTTGAATTGGTTAAAAGGATAAGCATAAAAATTTGCTGTTGAGTGATATTGGTTCTGTTCTAATGTTCCCAAAAGTTCTCCATTTATAATTGCGTTTTTTACATCTATTGGCTTAAAAACATAGGCACATACTATTCCTTCCTCTGGTTCTCCATATCCATAAAAGTAAATATCAGTACAAAGTTTAGTAAATTCACCTGGAGTTCCGAATTGATTACTCATATATTCAAGAGTAAAGTCCTGAAATTTTATATATTTCTTTCGTCTTATTTTTTCTTGTGCGGTTATTTGCATTCCGTTTTCTAATTGCAGGATTGTGTCTATGTGGAAGTGTTTATCTAGTATGTGGGGTGTAGTTTCTCTTGTAAGTCTTGTGATTGCCTTAACTGGATATATCTCTTTGTATATTTCATCAATATATTTATTCATTGCGATCGAAAAACCTATATCATCTTTCCATTCTTGATTACCCATTAAATTTGTCCTCCTCGTTTCCCCACTGATCAAAGCCGTCTCTTTTTTCTCTACTAAAAACATCGATTCTCGGCTCTGGTGTATTATTTTTAATTATCTGATAAAAGATATCCGGCTTTCTGGAATGTTCTCTTAATTTTTCTACAAATATAGTATCTATAAATTTTCCCCTTTGATTGACCGTTATCTTTCCTTTATGTGCATATAAACAAAATTCTGTTCTGCGGTTAAACCCAAATAATGAACGGCCATTAGTTTTGTCCCAAGTCAAACAAACATGATAGTCAAAACCCCATTCTTTTAATATCTCGAAAGTATCTGGTAAAAATTTATGCGTAGTCCATATAAACAAATTACAATTATCGTCCGCAATATCTTTAACAACTTTATAATTCTTAATTTCTTCTACCGTCATTGTTGGGTACTCCATTAAAACTTGGTGAGGTCGCATTTTTAGGTGCATATATTCAACCGGCCATGGGGGATCAATTATAATTGTTTGATATTTACCTACTGGAGTTTTAGGTTCTGGTAATTCTTTCTTTCTTTTTTCTTTTATTTGCTCTTTTAATTCATCTACGGTAAGTTTTTCATCTTTTAGTTTGTTACACCAATATTCCTTTTCTTTTTGTGGCAAAGATGCAATTATCAATGCGTGGCTATATCTTAAATTGTCTTGGCGCCAAGACAAAGGTATCTCGTTTGCTACCCACTTATCATTTCTTAATGTTTGATATTCAAAATCGGTTTCATCTAACGCTTGAGAATAGATTTCCCCCCACTTGTGTTCACCATAGTTTATCCAATCACCTATCCAAAAGTGGTTAGCACTATTAACCTTTTTAACAAAGTCTCCACATTCTAACCATTGTTCAAAAGTTGGTTCGCCACTGGCTTCAATTCCATACTTATGTAATACAAATCCGCTTACAAGAATATCCTTGGAAACATCTATGACCTGAAGTTCATTCATGTAATTTCTCCTTTATAATATCAATAAACCTCTCGGTTTGCTGGCGATAAAAAGTTTCAAATTCTATATCATTACTTTTAGTTTGTTTCCATAGTTTTTCTAATAAAAACATGTATTTATATTCTGTTTGATTTTCTAGTTTTGAATTATAAGTCGGCGTTGCTAAATGACATTTTTTACAAAGAGTTCTACCATTGTTAATACTATATAAGGCGCCATCTGTTTTTAATATATTTGCTTCATATAAGATCGAGGCAAATGGAACAATGTGGTCTACACAAATATTTTTTTTACTTCCACAAAAAATACAAGCATAATTGTCTCGCAATAAAACACCAGTTCTCCATACTCTAAATTTTCTCCCTCTTCTAGTCCCTCTAAGTTTTTCGGTTTTTCCGTCTTTCCAATTCCAATGATTTTTTCCTCTTATTGTTAATCTTTGTGTTCCTTTCTGCGATAAAGATAAATTCTTTTTGTGTTCATTTGAAAACATTCTTCCTTTTTTAGCCAAACTCATTTTCAATCGTGTTTTTAAAGAATGTCTTCTGCCAATTTTTGCAAGTCTCTGTTTAATTTTCCACTCCGATGATTTATAGCAACACTGTTTTGAGCAATATTTGCCCGTATGATTGCTTGGAAAATAGGAGAATTTTTTACCACAAGTCATACACTTAGAAAAGTATGTCCGGCTTCTAACTGAGGTAATAATTGCTTTTAACCTAAGTGGCTGTTGAAGTTTGTTGCTCTTTTGGGGTAAAATAGACATATAGTTAAATCTTAACTTAGATTAAGCAAGTGGCGACCAAAAGTCAATACTTGCTTTTTCTTTGGTATAAATGCAATACTAGGTAACGCCGGAGCTGTGGAATACTTTGTCGCAATCAAAGACAAAGTTCACTCGAAGGCGCCGAGAAAGTCCAGATTAATTGTCTGGACTTTTTCTTTTAGGGAAGTTTAACTTTGCAAATTCTCCAAACATCTTAATTGCAGCATCATCATAAACTCTGGCTGCTTTTTTCTTCGATTTATGAAGTCCAAAATAATATCTTTTACAATCTTTACAGATATTAACTTGCCATTTGTGAGCCATTTTATTCCAGCAAACACCTTTATATCCTGAAGTATTGTTTTTTGGTTTAATCATATTTGCTTGATTTTCGCTTGGATTACAAAATCGCAAATTTGATTTTCTATTATCTAATGTATCATGGTTAATATGATCTACATTAGTTCCCTTTTTTGCTTCCATTATTACACGAGAGAGGTGTTGTGTTACCTTTTTGCCATTTAAATCTGTTTTTCTGCATGCTCTTGGTTTACTATCTGCACCAAAGGCCGCATGCCATCTTATTGAAGCAAATTTTTCGTAGTCCTCATTATCAACTTTCGTGAAGTATCCTTGTGTTAATGGAATTGTTTTCATTAACTAATTATAGCGACATATCACTAAAATATCAAGGATGTTAAAAGTGGAGAATTAGGGCTTTCCTGAGTCTCCACTTTTTTTGTGGAGAATTACCTGCCTTGCAAAAACTTACGCAATAAATCTGTTAACCAGTTTACTAACCAAAGTAAAACTAAAAGCCATGGGCCTTCAAACCATTCAGGTAAAGATTTAGTTACATCAGCAAAAAGAACTAAGAGTGCCGGCGTAGCAAAAATTAGTGCATTCTTAAAAGATCTTTTGAAATCAAAAGAATTTAGTGTAAATCTTTTACTTTCTTTCATAATATCACCTCATCTCATTCTAAAAATTAATGCTGCTGTTAAAAGTAACCATGCTAGTGTTTCCATCAAATAAATATACTTATCCATTTTCTTTTTCGGTATTTCAAAGAAAAAATTACCTGATCTACGTACAAATCTTCGCAATTCTATAAAGAATTTCTCAATTGCGATTTCGATAGGGTATTTGACATTGTTTTTTCTCAGATTTATTATCCTAAGCTTTTAGCTAGTTGATAAAGTAATTTCGCTATAGAATTATTAAAAATTGGTTCTCCTGAAGCTACCTGTCCTAGAAGTTCTTCAACTTTCTTTGTAAGTTTTTCTCTATCCTCGCTAAGTATTTGAATCCCCTCTCTCGCCTTCGCAAGTTCTTGAGTAAGGCGGTCAATCTCTTTTCTATTTTCACTAATAGTTTCGCTAAGAGTTCTAACAGAGTTTGTTAATGCGGTAAGATCTCGTTTTTGGTCATTTAAAATACTCCTTAACTTTTCTAATTGTTCAAGCGTAGACACGTTCCCTCCATTCCATTAAATTTATGGGCAAACGATTAGAATCCCAAAGTCGGTGGCATTTTACACACAATGATATAAAGTCTTTCTCATCTCTCTTGTATTTGCCAGATAAATTGGCCCATTCAAAGTTCTTCTCCTTTTCTCCACAAACTACACAAAATTTGGCTTTGCCCATTTTATTCCTTATCCACGTATGTAAAGTGCTATATTTAGGATATCTGCCTGTCCATTTTGGATTATTTTTACCTTCCATCCAAGGAACTTTTCTACCCTTGAGAGTTCCCCCAGCTTCTCTCCATTCCCCTAGTGCATTATTGGATTGCCAACCCCTCATTCCTTTATTCCAGGGGATTCTCCCCGTATTAGCTTTTATAATTGCCTCCTTAACGTGTTCTGGCATTTTTCTACACTCTCTACTACAAGTGAATCTTCTACTGACCATTGATTTGCAAACCTCGAACTTCTCACCACAAGTTTTACAAGATTTTTGGACATGGTTTATGCAATTACACATGGTCTTTGTAAATCAAATCAATTTCATTTTTTATTTCCTGGAGTTCCTTTTTTGTATTATCTAAATCTCTTTTCATATCAGAAAGTAAAGAACGTATCGCCTGTACTTCTAAAATCCCAAAGTCGCCACCTATGTGAATCAAAGTTTGGTCATTAATTGGCATATCTTCTTCTGGTGGAATTGTAGCATTTTTGTCTAACTTTGGCTCTAACCAACCAACTATGTTCGTATAATCATGAGGTTGCAGGTGTGCTTGTCTGCCATTCCAATTCTGGTCAAAGCTGGTAAAAGCGTTTACATCACCTGAAGTAAATATCGCAATATGTCCGAACCCTCCTCCAGCACTTGTATTCCAAATAGGTATGTCGCCCTTTCTAGGAACTCCCATAAGGGTATTTTGTACTTTGTTAAATATTGTCGGTAACGGGCTGGGAAAGTTTGCCCAATAGCCGTAAGCTGAATTAGAGCCGCTTGGAGGGGCGTTAATTCCAAACACTTCTTGAATATAGAGTTTGACAATAGAAAGGCACTCTCCATTAAAACTAGAGTCTATCGGGTAGCCTTTGGTTTTACCCGAATACTTTTTTATAAAGTCGTCAACCCTTTTACTTAATTGTTGTCTTGTCATTAAAACATTCCAAAAAACCTATCTACAATAAGGCCTATTACTGCTATATAAATCGGCGCTAATAACCAACTTACTATTCTTAGTCTGTCTTTCCAAACCAAAAACTCCTGTACCGTTTTTTGTGGGTCAAACCCCGAGTGCGAAAGCTCTATTAAGTCAACTTTGTTTTCTAAAGTTATTATTCTCACAAACATTCCGTCTTTAAGCTCTTTCATATCAAGAGCGTATTGTTGCGTAAATAAATTAAACTTTTCGTCTAAGCGCACAAGCGTGTCGTGATCGCTTCTTATCTGTCTTATTTGATTTTTCGGCATAGTCATTGGTAAAACTTGATTTTTAATAATTATGGGTTCTTATCGGTGTAAAAAAGGCTTTTTCTATGTCCCAATTGTATTTATAGATTCTTGAACAAAGGATGCGTCTTTTCATTTTCAAAAACTTAGACCAATTAGATGGAGAATCTTCAATACCTTTGTAGTAAATTTTTTTACTTCGGCCGTCATGTAAAGCATGACAAGAAGCACAAAGCCTTTTCCAATCGTTTGTATCTCTTTTATACTTTCCGGATAAGTTTGCCCAATGTATTTGATGGCCGCTTAATTTTCTTTTATCACAACCTTCACAAGTACCCGATATTCCGAGCCTTCTTTCAACCCATTTATGTAATGTACCATAGCCAACATTTTTACCTTTCCAGTTAACATTCTTTTCACCTGTTATTAGCACAAATTTTTTTGAATTATTCATACGATTGAGTTATAATATGGGTATGTTATGGATAGCTTTTATTCTAATAATGTCTGTGATTATCTCTTGGGTGTTTTATATTGCTTATCATATTTACACAGGAATAAAGATTTATAGAAATAGGTTGCTTTAATCATTATCACTCCTACCTCTACCCGATAGCAAATCTTTTAAATAAAGAGCCCCACCTATTCCTCCTGCTAAAGCACCAACATTCCTTAATGTTTTCCCAACACCTTTTTGTACTTGGAATGTCTTTGCCATTTGTCCTGTTATCTTTAAAACTTCCGGAGATTCCTTTTGCCATATTTCTTTAAGCGTGTTCCTAAGAGCGACTGCATATTGTCCTTCCGCAGAGCGCAGAGCTGAACCCCCTTTTGTATAACCCACGGCGTTTGAAAACTCGCCAATAGATTCTTGTATTCCTGTCTTGCCACCTTTCTTAAAAGCGTTTTCGGCTATTTGAATAGCGGCTTTCTTTTTGCTTTCTGTAATACCGGACTTGGCTATTTTTTCTGTAACACCTTTGAGAATTTTATCGTTAGATAATGCCTTACCACCCGCTTCAGCCGTAGCACCGGCAGCAGTTCTTGATTCACCAAGTGCCCCAATCGGATTAAGAATGTTTTTAATTGTGCTTGGTACTGCTCTACCTGCTACACCTTTAACTGCACCGGTTGCTTTCGCTACCGCAGGAACTCTACCAGCCATACCTAATAGTTTGGGCAGTGCTAGTTCCGCAGAAGCACCAGCTTGTTCACCAACCGCTTGAAGTGGTTGCTCTGAAGCCATTCTTTGTCTCTTGGCAAGTTCCCCTCCAATAACACCCCGTCCTTCTTGAGCTAATTGTGCACCAGCTTGTGGATTAAACTTACCCACTAAACTTGACAGCCCAACTTGTCCTAAAGCACCGACGTTTCCGGCTGTAGTTATTAGAGGAGACAATAAACTTTCAATTATCCCCTTTCCCCCACCTTCTTCTAATCCTGCATCTGCTTCTTTATCACTTAATATATTTCTAATTCTGTTTAGTTCTGTTTGAAAATCTTTATTTGATAAATTTGTGTTTAGAGCAGAAACAGACTTTGCTAATAATTTAGACTCAAAGTCGGATATTTGCCCCGTCCCTTTCATCTTCTCTCTCGCATCTACCGACAAACTGGAAGTTAATTGATCTACTAAATTTTTGGTGTACTGATTTTCTCCGGTTAGATATTTAAAAGGATTTCGCACACCAGTTATTGCACCCGTATCCCTTTCAAGAATAGTGTCTACTAGACCAATTGTTGTTGCCTTTTCTTTTTGGGCTGACATTCTGGATGTCTCCTCTTCTGCTGCGGCCTTTGCTTGTTGCAGGGAAACTGCCTGTTGTGTCTCAAAAGCAAAAGGGTCACCTGTTTCTACTGTCGTCTGTACCTTTTTCGTGGCTTCAAGTTTAGATTGTACTTTTTCCGGACTAAATCCGTAGTCCAATGCCTCCTGTGGGGTATTGAACTTAAGCACCTGCCCTGTCTTTTTGTTTGTGAATTGAATAGGTATTGGTTCCATAATTAGTCGTAATCACCTTCATTAAATCCACCGCCACCGCTTGTTCCTTTATAAGTCTTAGGGTTCTTAAACAAATTCTGAAGCGTGCTTAGGTCAAAAATAGATTGACCTTCACCCAAAACTTTATATTGTGCGAAAGGATCTTGCTGTTGTTGTGGCTGAGATAATTCTCTTTCCTGTTTAAGTGATTCGTTGAATTGTCTTATACCCTCTTCAAATGTAAGGCCAAATTGTTGTGCTTGTTGGCCGATTTGGTATAGTTGTATTGCCGCCTGTACTTGATTAAGGCCTGTAGTCGATTGAATACTGGCTATCGCACTATTAATTTCATTCATTCCCTGTTGCTCTTGTAAACCAACACCCGCTAGTGAGCTGGCTTGTGCTACATCTACAGGCCTGTAACCTTTTTGTAACTCCTGGCCGTAAATTCCTGAAGTTAAAGGAATCCCACGTTTGCCAAAACTTTCAGCTGTGGCAGCGCCTATTTCTTCCCTTCTCACGTCTGCCGTCCCCTTAATACTCGCTATAATATCATCGTATCTTTGTTTAAGTGGTGCCTTACCGCTTTCAAGTGTACCAACCGCCTCAGTTTTAGCGCCTTGTAATGTTTGCTGTTGCTGTGCTGCGAAGTCCTGCGCTGCTTTGACTTCGGGAGCAATACCCGGAGTAAATAGTTTTTGTAGCGCTTGCTGTTCTGCACTTCTCGGATCATTCCTTGAATAACTAAAGCTCTGCCCCGAAGTTAAGGCTTGTCTTGGGTCAACACCAAGAAAACCAGCTAGAACATCGGCTCTGAAAGGTTGACCCGTTTTATTTTGAATATCGTACAGGTTCATTCCCCCATACTGTTCAGGTAAGTTGTAATATTGTGGCATTTAAATAAAAAAGACACACATTATGTGTGCCTCTTATTCACTATTGTCGAATATATCCGATGTCTTTATGTTAATATTTTTTTTGTCTTTAGTCAATTTATCAATTTCTTTGGGATTGTTTTTTATCTTTTGAAATTCATCTTCCGATACATCTATTTCTATTTCTGGTTTTAGATTATTAATACGCATACCGATTCCATCATTTAAAAATACTTTTCCATCTTTATATTTAATAACTATTTTTTTTCTCATGTACCTGATAATGCTTCAGTCTCTCCCAAATAATTGGCCTTTTTCCATTGTACTTCCGCATAAATTGAACTTGTTGTTCCCGAATTGTTTTCTATATTAATTCTAAAAACCGTATCAACTCCATTCCACCCACGGTAATCAAATCCTGAATGAATTGAGTACAGATCATTAGCTATTGTCCCAAATCTCGGATAAATTTGATTATTAGCAACCGCCGTAGTTCCCGTATAAACTGCGATAAAAGGAATCCCAAAAGTTCTAAGTCCACCCTGATTTTCGTTTGTGTATCTTGCTGTAATCGTTACCGAAGTGGCAGTATCAAATGAACCACTTGCCGTTCCAACTCCTGAATTTTGCACAAAACTACTTGCTCTTAAAGATTTCGACCTCGGCTCGAATAAAGACTCGAAACTCACCGAGTCGGTAAATTTAACTCTCTCAGGTAAACTTCCGACTTTTTGCATCCTTGAATTTAAGTTTAGGTGTGAATAGTCCATATTAATGCGATACAAGTTCAACCTCAACTTCAAAACCATAAAATTCCCATGGCTGGTCGCGGCTACTCTCATATATCTTCCAGAATAAGAATATTCCTCGTGTGCCTGAAGGAAAACGATACTCAACAACTCCGTCTACCGCATCACCTATATCTTTCCAGTTAAGCGTTCTTGGTGTAAAAGTATCGCTTATCGCAAAGCTAATCATCGCACGGCATCCGGGATTAAATAATCCTCTTATATACTTCCAGTCTTTTTCTTCCAAACTACCTCCATGAATAAAACCTACTAAACCGCTTGGAATTGCCGCCCCGTTATCGCTTGTTGCTGTTCCCGAAAACTGATACGCCTGTCCGTTTAAATCACCCCAGATAAGTTGTTCATTTCCACCCGCATCCTCATAAGTTCCTAACGCCGTAGGATGGTTATTAAATTTCCATACACTCCATTCGTCTAATTGATAATCATATTTAAAGGTTGGATTTGCGTAAGTTTCACCTATTAGATTATCAGTTATCGTACCCACTATTGAATTAAGATAATCATATTTGTAAACAATTCCCGGTGCGTCATCAAATCTGGCGCCCGGTATTCCTGAACCCAAACTATTGTAAACAAGTCTTTCTAATGGGTTTGAGATAATTTCAGGAAAACCGCCTCCATAACCATAATAGCCCTGCCTTGTAAGATATAATTTATATCCTTCAACTTCGCCCGTCGAAAATGGTGAGCTTGGAGACAAATTTGTGGATAAATCAACCAAACTAAATCCGTCATACCTGAACATTTTGCCTGAAGTCTTGCCAAATATTAGCCTATCACTTGCTTTAAAAATTGAATTTAGCCTGCCTGCGCCTGGTACATTTAAATCATCTGTTGCTGTCCATGTAGTAGGTGTTCCAACTTCACTGAAAAAAGCATTACTTGCGGTACCTAGTGCCCATATTCTGCCCTGATACTCCTCAAATCCCAAAGCCTCAGTTGGCGCACCTGTTGTATCTGTAAATCCCGTACCATTTGTGGTATGTCTTGTAGTGCCCCCGTGTTGGCTTACAAGCATAGTGTCTGCGGTTACTCCGTGATGAACCTGGCTCCCCGAAGTAATTGTTCCGTTACCAGATATAGTCCAAGCACCCGTTCCCGCAATAGAATGGTAAAGAATAGACCCCGACGATCTGTAAAGAAAAACACCTCCGTCGTTTTGCTGCCAACTCCACAAACTATTTATCTGGCCGTTATCAATTGCCGATAAAAGTGTAGTATAGCCTGATCTTTTTTTGAAACCTCCGATTACGTCTCTTTTGACATTTAATGCATGAAGTATCCCGCCTTCTGGTTGCGCAAGAGGGCTCAACTTCAATTGGAGCGCTGGTATATTGAATTGGCGTAAAATTGGCATATTAAAACCCGAATGAATCGCCCTGTACAGGCTCGACCAAATCGACAAGTGTTACGCCCGTGCGATCTCTTGGCGCAATATTAAGTGCGAAATCATCAACCGCTGTTCCAACTCTTTGTAAAATAATCTGTGCTTCTTCTTCTTTGCCGTCCTTGCTTTTAGCCTGACTTTTACAATAGTCAACAAATATATCCGTATAGCTTCTCATTGGCACTGGTAAAATATCCGTATCGTTTACCATTGTTGTACCAAATCTTTGATAAACGATCTCAGCAGTTCCCGGACCTTCGGGTTCAACTACAAATACATTGTTATCAATCCAAGCATGATATGGATGCGAACTTGAATAGATTTGATTAGGCGTAATATCATTTATTCCGAATTTAGTCGATACAAATTTATCCGATCCGTTATAAGTTATCCAAACACGTCTTGGAAAAGTAAAGTCCGCTTGTGTGATAGTTCCAAGTCCATCAGTTCCGAAACCCACATTAACCGTACCCATTGTGTAATCCTCATTGGCCGAGGTTACTTTATTGGCCATTTTGTCTTTACATTCGTTTATCCAATCGTCTATGTCCTGATCTTCTAAGTAAGTTGAGTTCCAAAGTTTTCTTTTCATTCTGTCGCGCATTTTTCCAAGTGAATAAAAGTCATGTCCCGCAAAAGTAGTCCAATCACTTTCAGTTGAATTGACTGCTAAAACCGAATTTCTGAAATAAGTCCTATATCCGTAAGTAGAAGATCCACTTGTGTCATCGAATACTGTAAAGAAATCATTAGGTTGATAAGTAACTGTGCCATTAGTCATTGGGGTTGCCGTGCCCGTAGTACCTGCCGTGCTTCTTTCAAAAACTACTTGATTGTATTTAATAAAGTAGATAGGAGTATCTTCAGGGTGTTCGTAAGTAGTTGCGGGTGAAGTTATTGTCGTTCCATTTGAGTTAGTACCTATTACAACCTCAGTTTGTTCGTGTCCGACACCGCCTATTTGAATACCCCAACCTGTAGTTAATCCTTCGGTGTTTTGTACTCGCAATGAAGTAGTGCCCGCCGCTTCAGTTTCCCGAAGGCGGGTGTAAGGAATATTTAAGTGTAATAAATTTCTGCTTCTAATGAGTGACAAATTAATTCCCCCCTTCCACTGATGTATGTAATGCTTTTCCCATGTCCCAATTATATTTTTCTACTCTCATATATAGTGTGCTTCTTTTAATACCGAAATATTTTGACCAGTTAGTCAAACCATCTTGTATTCCCATATAAGAATATAACTTTGTTTTATTGTCATACTTCCAGTGACACATCCTACATAATCTTATCCAGTCTTTTTTATCTCTTTTATATTCCCCACTTATATTAGCCCAATCAAATATCGACGCATTATCTGCTCCACATGCTTCACAAAAGTTTGGTTGTCCAAAATTGTTGTATAGCCATTGGTGTTTTGTTTCATATCTAGCATTTTCACCCTTCCACTTATGACTATTTTTCCCCTTACCAGAATTGTTCTTACCTTTTTGTCCACAAGAATTACATCTTTTAGATTGTCTACTTGCTAATTTTTTTCCACAATCTAAACAATTTGGCTTACCGCCCTTCCAATTTATATTTAGTTTTCCTTTTTTAAACGACATGGTTTACCAATATTTACTCGTTAAATCAAAGGGTGTGCCCACCGTATAAGTAACTACTAATTTAGGATCATTAGTTCCTTCCGCATAATCGGCCGTAACGCCACTGTCTTGAGCAGAAGCCCAAGCTGGAGGGGAATTGTCAATATCGAAACTTGTCCTTGAACCAAACTTGGTTATACTTGTTTTACTTATATTTCCTAATCCGGTGGCATTCAGAGCCCAATCATTATATGCGCTGGTCGTTAAACTTGTGATGGTGATATCGCTTGCCTGCCTTACGCTTCCAAAAGTGGTGTAATCCCCCGCCGCAAGCGCGGTATTTGATGCCGGATTTGTAGTGACAATTCCCATTGCACCCCCAAATTGTGATGTAACAGAAGCAACCCAAACACTTAATGTTGCTGCACTTATACTTGCGCCTGCGCTCAAAGGTGATGTGTCAAATAAATAAAAACTTCGATATAAGTTTCCCCATTGGTTTGAAGTTGTACTTGATCTTAAGTATATATGTTGAATTTGGCCACCACTGTCTTGCGCGCCGGTTCCGGTAGAATCGTGTATAGTTGCCCACGCTTCGTCAACAGCGTCTCTAAAGGCTCTGCCATCAACAGACGTACTTTCTGGATCGGCATTGGGGTTAACTTCTAATGAATCAAATCCTAAATTTAATCTTGGAATAAATACATTTGCAACAACCATATCAAACCAATGAAATGCTTTCCAAATCGGTTTGTATTCGCAAAAGAGCCTTTTGGAGTATTTATCGTGTGTCCTGAACTCTGCTTTATAAGTATTTTTGTCTAGTTTTTGAAATACGGCATTTGGAAGAATTAAATCAATATGATCCAGCCCGTGACCTAAGATGCTTTTACCATATTGAGTATTAGCAAAGAAAAGTAGAAATCTTTGATTGTCTATAAAAAAACGTTTATCAAACATATTATTCTATATAACCCAAATTTCAGTCAATATAACCCCCGCAGGTTATACTTAAAGGAGAGACCGCCGCAGATTGTTTATAGACTAATGCAGAACCCGAAGCCGTCCTTATTGGTGTTGTAAAATTCATTACAGCCCCGCCATTTGCAGCCAAGTAAAGTGTTCCTAAAATTCCAGTCGAAGTTCCCCCTGATGCTATTTCCACATTAGTTGCAGAACCCGCCGATATTACAAGGTCGGTAACATATATTGCTGATCCTGCCACCCCTGCCCTGATTGTTCCGAGAGTGTTTGTTCCTGTTGAAACCACGGTTGCAAAAGCGTCTGCGTGTCTTTGGCCGATTGTAAGAATCGTGCCCGCATGTAAGTTGGCTATATCCGTTAAAGAACCTGTAGTTACCGTGCCTACTGAAACCCTAACAGTACCATTGGTTAAATTACTTACAACACCAACAGTGCCGCCATCGGGTCTTACGTGGCTTATTTCTTCGCCTGTGTCTGTAGTAGATTTTAAATTTGTGGCTGTTCCTTCGTTAATTCCGATTGTCATTTTGATTTTGGCGTTATTATATCTATATCACTAGAATAAGTTATGTGCGGGCCTAATCCTATTAACATCCCAGCACCTAAAGTTACTTCGTATAACTGGTCTGTTGTATCCGGTGCAATATTTTCATTTCTTGGCTTGTAATCAAGTACAGCCTCGTTTTGAGGCTTATAGTCGATTATTCCTTCGTTGCTTGGTTTGTAATCTATAATCTTTGCGTTTTTTGGCATTAACCGTGTTTGGTTGCGTAGTAAAGGTTGTAAAGTATATCTGCAGCAGCATCCTGTGTTCCGCTTGTTTCTTCAACTCTAAAGTAAAGAGTTCCTGAAAAATGTGTAGGTGTGCCGATAGGCGCAACACTATTTACGGTAGCTTCTGTAATAGTAGTTAAAGGATAAATTGTCCCTCCAAGACTATCCGTTCCCCTAACTGTAATTGTGCCTGTTCCTGTAAGTGCAGGAACCCTGACAACAATGTGGCTTAGCTCTCCGTCTAGAATTTCCTGACCTGTTGCTACGGTTCCTGAAAGTGCTACTGTTAGTGTTCCTTGTTTAAGTTGATAAATCATTAAACTCACCTCCAAAAAAAATAGCACCCCTTTCGGAGTGCTTATTACCTCTCTTGCCTACATCTTATGTAGTAATTTATTTTATAGGAAGAATCTCGTCTTGTAAAGTTTCCAAGAAACTAATGAATTTATCGGCCACTTTTTCGATATTGTAATTATCTAGTACATTTTGTCTGGCGTCTTTGGCGATCTGCTTTCTTGTTTTTTCGTCTTTTACTTTAGCGTATAAAGTTTCCATTTTGTCGTATAAAGAATTAACGTCAGCGGGATAAACATAAGCGCTCATATTTCTAAACCAACCTTTACCTATTTCGCAAATCTCACCCGTTTTGCCATCAATTATCATCTCAGGTTGTGAGTGGCAATTATTTACAATCGGCGGGACTCCACAATTATGAACGAGATACCCGTTTGCCAGATAAACATTGCTATTTGTTGTAAAATTATAAACTAGCAGATTTTTTACTGTACTTCTTTGTATGCTCTCAATTTTGACGAGTTCAAATGCCTTATCGTTTTCACTATCGTTAGAAATTTCTCTGAATTTGCTGGTTCGTTGTTTCCTTGTTTTAGTCTCATTTCTGTCCATTTGATTACTAGTTTCAATCTCTCTTTTTTTATCACCAGATAAGGCAAAATATCCTTGAAAAAATTGAGATAAGAAATCCCTGTTATATGAAACAAATAACCCATTTGACCATTTTCCCTCAACCCCCTTTTTTCTATATAGGAAGATTTCGTTGGTATTTTTTGTCTTAACCAATTCATCAATGTTTCTGAATCGTTTGTTATTGATATTAAGGGTTTCCATTTCCCACCACTCATTTTTCTTATTGTGACTTGGCCGTCTCCGTCTATCATCCCCGCTAAATACGACAAATCTATCTTTGTTAGCTTTACTTTTTTCATTTTCAATCTCTCTTTCATTGTTTTTCGATAGCCCGCCTTTTTTTTGTGCCATAGAACTGAACTGTATGTCCTGTTCATGATTCTTGCCACTTCCTCTAGTGTATGTTCTCGATAGAGACTCAAAAACCTCCTTGATTCTTCCTTTGTAAACGCCCCTCTTGTCATGTTCGTTATTATACAATAGGTGATACTCTTTGGTCAATTCTCCCGCTTTAACCCACCCATTATCTGTATAGAACGGATGTTCTGGTGTTGACCTGATGGTTCCTCTGCTGGTTTTTATTTCAACCAACTCACCAGTAAATTTTCTTACTTGTCCAGATAATATATTATCCATAGAAACTTTAATCTCTTCAGGAAAACACGACTGAGCTTCAACCGGTAAAAGTCCAAAGCCTTCGGTTTGTGAAGGGTGTAGAAGAATATCAAAAGTGTTTATTTCTCTCGCTATCTTGTGTGAGTCTGACGCAAAAGAACTCTTATAAGGATTTAAAAAGTACATCTTGTCGTGGATATTAAGATACTTACCAAACTCAAGTATGGGAAAGCCTCCTGGCGCAACTTGTTGAGTGTGGAAAAACATTCTCGCCTCTGGATGTTTGTCTAAAAACATTTTAAAAGCCTCAATAGCCTCTTGATAACCCTTTCTTGGCGGATTTTCTTTATTAGCACCTATCATTCCAAAAAAGAAATTCTCTTGCGGTAAGTCAAGCTCTTTTCTACATTCTGCTTTATCCATTGGTTTAAATATCTCAGTATCCACTCCTTCTAAGATTAAAGTTGAAGTATATCCCGCATTCTGAAGTTGTTTCTGGCCGTATTTCGCGAAAGTAATTATCTTATAAGCATGGTTTAAATTACTTAATATCGGTGTGTAAATAGGTTCTTGGTCAATCGGTAAGTATGGTATGAATTTAGTTCCATTGTTATTTAATTCTTGAAGTGCTTGCGGTTGAATCGTCCAGATATCCAACATCGCAAAAGCAACATGAGCGCCGAAATCTGCTGAATGGCTAACTAAAGCATCCGATCCGTAAGGGTCGTTCATTTTAGGATAAACCTTTAATTTTAATCCTTTAAATCTATCGTCAATAAGATCTTCACCATTCATAAATGTGTGATATCCTTCCACTCCGAAAAAGCCTATATTTGCCACATTCCAGCCATCCCTGAGTAACCTAAATAATAAATCCCTACTAAAGGTTGCGTAACCACTATTAACATTTACGCTATTACTGTGCCATATTATTTTTAAGTCACGTCTTTTCATTTAACTAAATCATTTAGAAACTTAGCCACTTCAGGCTGGAATCGTGTATTGAAATTCATTTTATTTGGATCGTTGCCGCCACCCCAATGGATAACGCGAATTATCCTATCGTTTTTATTCCATTCATCATTAGCGGGTAAAATTAATTTATCTTTGTCTAACTTGATATCAGCCCAATACCCCTTTGAACTTAAACCCCAAAACTGATCAGTATTCTCTAATAACTGACAGTTATAGTTTCCATAGTGAACTATTATGTTTAAAAAATCCTGCTCCCGCATGGGATATCTTTCAAATCTTGGTGAATAGCAAAGCCTGTGCCAATGGTCAACGAACTCTTTTGAGCGCATAGACACAAAGCCACAATTAACGTATTCGTGTATGGGGTCAATGTCCCACACGCCAACAGGATATGCTTTGTGTTCTCGTGGATTACTATTTAAAACCAGTTTAACGTCAAAATCCCCCTCCCACGCTTCGTTAATCGGCGCGGTGATAATACTATCGGCATCTGCTCCGATTACAACTTCGTAATTTTCAATTAGTTGACTGGCAACAACTGGTTTCGCTCGATAGAAAAATTGACTATCTTGTTTTAGAGCATTGTCAAGAATGTGCCCCGCTATTATCTCTAAGGGAAGCTCCTGTTTAGTGTGGAATTTTCTCAGGCTCTTTTCAAGCATTAACGCCCACTTAACATTATTGTGATCGGCAATGGTAAAGCAAACTACGGGTTTTCTTTTCATTTTGTTTCCTTATTCTGATAGGGTTCACTAATCATACAAGAAAGCGTCCAAGCCATCCCCGCCACACTTACCGCGTTTTCTACCGCACTTTTAGCTACTAATGCTGAATCAATTACTCCTGCCTCAATCATATCCTTAACCTCTCCATCCATTACATCTATCGCTTTGGGGTACTCAATCGGTGTTATTTTACCTAATGCCTCGGCGTAGTCATAACCCGTATTCTCCATTAAGATTTTAAATGGCTTCTTGATAGCCTCACGCAGTATTTGAGCACCCAAAGTATCAGGCCACCAGTCGCCTTGTGAGAGCACCAAATAAGCTACCTGCCCTCCTGCTACTATTCCCTCCTCAATTGATGCCTGCGCGCTTCTAACAGCGTCTATAACGCGTTCCCGTTTGTCATCCAGCTCAACTTCGGTAATCCCACCTACTTTAATTATTGCAACCCCACCCATCATTTTAGCCAATCGTTGCTTTTTAATTCCTGTATCATATTCGGTGTTACCTCTCTTAATCTGTTCTTTTAACTTATCAGTGTATTCTTTAATTAGCGCAGAGTTTCCTTTACCACCTAGAATTGTAGTTTTATCCCTATCAGATTTAACGCTATCAGCACGGCCCAATTCTTCAATTTCAACACTATCAAGTTTTCTACCTGAATCCACATTTATTACAGTACCGCCCGTTAATATAGCCAAGTCCTCCAACTCATCTATTTGCCTGTCGCCAAACGCTGGTGGTTGAATTGCTACTACATTCAATATTCCTTTTAGTCTATTAACAACTAAAGTGGCTAGTGCCTCTTCCTCAACCTCACCGATAATTACTAAGTTCTTGCTTACCTTTAAAAACTTCTCCATAAAAGGCACCAACTCCGGTTGGCTGTGATTTATCTTTTTATTTGTAAGAAGAATGTAAGGATCATCAACTACCGCCTCAACTGTCTGTTTATTAGTTACAAAATAAGGCGATTTGTAGCCCCTGTCTATCTCCATGCCTTGTTTATACTCAATTTCAGTTTCGGCCTTATTACCCCGTTCAACGTCAATCACTCCGTCTTTACCTACCTTTTTAATCGCGCTAGCCACCATCTTACCAAGTTTGGGGTTTGCTGAAGCAATTGTAGCTACACGCTCAACCTCCTTGTCGTTATCAACAGGACGTGATAATTTCTTTAATTCTTTTAAAAGTAACTTAGTAGCTTCTTCAAGCTCGGCCTTTAAGGTCATGGGGTTTTTGCCTGCCGTAATATCTTCCAAACCTTTACTGATTAGCGATTGTGCAAGTATGGTTGCAGTTGTAGTACCATCTCCTGCGATATCGTTTGTTTTGATAGCCGCCTCTTTTAAGAGTTGTGCGCCCATATCTTCAAACTCATTAAACAAGTCAATTCGTAAAGCTACACCGACTCCGTCATGAATTATTCTTGGTGCGCCGTTTGATTGATTAATAGCCACATTTCGACCACGAGGGCCTAATGTGCTAGAAACTGCATCGGCCAAAATATTTATTCCTTCCAGCAATTTCTTTCTAGCGTTAGTTCCAGAGACAATTTTTATAGGAAATCTGCTCATAACTTTGCTAACAAATCTTCTTTCCTGACAAATATATATTCTGTGCCTTCATGTTTATAAGTTTCATTTATCCACTTTTTATGCACAATAATATCCCCAACTTTTACATTTTTTATTTTTTCACCGATAGCGACAACTTCGCCTTTCATCGGTTTGTCTTGCGAGATTTCAGGCAATGCAATGCCCCCCGAAGTCATTTGTTCTTCCTTAATCGGAAGTACTAGTAAATATTTCGGAAACGGATTTATCATTTCTTACTTAAAAATATAGTATCGCTATCATGTAGGTATTCTTTTGTCATGCCTTTAAGTAAATCCGTGTACTTAAAAAATCTTCTATAGTTGTGTTTTTTGAGTTTAGGAAAAGTAGTTTTGTAGCCCCACGGTTTAAGAAGTTCCGGTATTATCTCAGGAAAGCCCCCATTAACCCCAAAGTGTGCCTCACCTATTATTGCGTCTATATCTTTTGTTATCTCACCAAAGTTATCACTTGGAAATATAATATATTCCGCATCCTCGATATCTACTTTCAATAAGTCAATATGGCCTATTTTATTATCCTTCCAAAAGTCCTTCGGTGTTATGCAATCAACGACTATTGCGCTTGTTCCTTTATTCGAACCTCTATCCCAAAAAGTTTGAGGTAAATCACCCAACTTAGTTCCGTAAAGAAACTCTTTGCCCGTTCCGTTTGCCCAAGCTACATTGAATGTTTCTACATTTTTTAAGTGTTTCGTGTTTTCTACTAATGCCTCATATATGTCGGGGTTTGGCTCAATCGCGTAAATCTTTTTAGCGAAGTTGGCAAAGTAAAGTGTAGCCATTCCTACATTGGCTCCTAAATCCATATAAACACCATCTTTCGGTAAATGGAAGCCGTAATTCCCATTAACAAATATCTCTTCAACTTGGTTGTCAAACTCATCATCTTTAATCGGATAGTGAATCTCGGTTTCTTTACCGCCGTTTAAAAGTTCGTGTTTAATCTTTCTTTTTTTCATTTAGTACCTACTAACAAATCCGCGCTTGTTGAAACTTGGCCTACGTTAAACCCTGCGTTTTTAAGCGCATCTACTAATTGTTGGGGTTGTCTGCCTGCCCAGTCGTGTCTTTCTACTACAATTGTGCTTATTTTGTCCGCTACATCCATAAAACTAGTAGAAGATAACAATTCCGTCTCGCTCCCTTCGATATCGCACTTCATAAAATCAACGTGCTTAATATCGTGTTCTTTAAACAGCTCGCCGAGCGTAATAGCTTCAACCTCCTCGCTTATAAACTTATTAGCACTCCCTATTGCGGAGTGCAAACTATACATGGTTTTGTTTTTAACATCGTGGTAAAGCGATAATTTTCCACTTTTAATGTAAATTGCCTTATTTATCGGGACTACATTTTGAATGTTATTAAACGTGAGCATTCTTGTGAGAGTTTGGAAATGTTCTTTTGAGGGTTCTACTGAATAAACTTTATCGGCAAATTGTGAAAAGTAATAAGTAGTAAGTCCTATATTACTACCCAAATCTACTATGGTTAATCCACTTTTACCTTGTAAGAAAGGTGCATAGACATTGTCTCGCCAAATCTCTGAACATTGATGTCCGATAAAATTTTCGGTTATAGGAGGCACAAAGAAGATGCCGTGAAATTCTAGTTTCTTATCATCCATGCAAGTGTGGTGGCAGGACAAGCCCACTTGCCAACCTGCCTGCCACCATTATAGCAACAACAGAAAAACTATTGCAAGTTTTAAGCTGCTACTAAGCTCGCAGTGCCGATAGCAATACCTGTGTTGTAGATAGCGGCTCTCGTACCGGATGACGCTGGTGCGACAAATACCTCTGTATCTGTTCCCAGTTGTGTCGCATTGATAAGAATATCGTAAGACGATAAAACAGGATGGTCAGCTAAAACTGCACCCGTTAGCGCTGATGCCGAAGCCGTACCCGCTGCCAAGTTAATAAACTTGTTGTTTTCAAATAGCGTGTAGCGCCTTACCCCAGTTCCGATAACTACAAAGTCATCGCCAACTGCTTGTGCATCA